ACGTAGTTCTGCTCTTCCACCAAGTTGTCCTTCTGTCTTAACACCGAATAACATTGGGCTAGTAATTTTGTGCCCTGTAAAAATCTCTTGTTGTACGGTCTTATTTAATAGGTCAAAATGCTTATCTAATTCGGTGCCAGATAAGTCAATTATAGAAGGCTCATTCTCTTTGCTATCATTAAATGCAAGCATGAATTTACCTGCATTCTTGCTGCCTGAAAATTTGTCCTTAAATTGTCTTTCGATTCTATCCTCTTCTTCCTGGCTTACCTTACCACCATTCAAGTTGATTAACTTACTTGAGAACATTCCGTTATTGATGGTGTTCAGGTGGTATTCACCGATAGAAATATCTAGTTCAATGTAGGATATTGCTCCACGATAGTCAGGCAGGGAATAGGTATTTGCTCCTGCTCTGTATTCCTTAAAGTATAGTATTTGTGATCCGGTTGGATTGTTTGGATCGAATGCAGGAAATGTATCAAAGTCTGGTCTAGGATTAACATTATCATTTTTAATCCAATTATCAGATACATAAAACTCTGTGTTATCAATATTAGTCCTAACCTTATAGTAGTCTACATGATAAAGTTCAGCAATCTCCCCTGTGGCTTTTGTCCATATTACCTGCAAATAATAGCCTCCAAAAATGGAAAGATCTGTAACTAGTTTTTTTGTTAATTCATTTAGGCTTTCCTCTTTGGTATTGATCCGATCAATCAATCCAAATGCTTTTGCCTTTTGCATTTCATCTTCTGCCTTTACACTCCACCCATTACCACAAATGTAGTCTACCTTACCGGTTACAATTGCGTTATGTTTTGCGCTGTTATTGTAGATCCTTAGAAGGTAATTAGGGTAGTCATTTTTTTCCCCGTAGTAAATGTATTCCTTCCCTTTTACTTCTTTGTAAACAGGCAGAGGTACTTGATCAAACTTGAATAACTTTATCATGTTGTTGTTGTGTAGGTCTTATAGGTACCATTATAACCGTTATATCTTACCACTCCTGTAGTAGATAGATTCGGTGCAGTCAATTCCATTTTTCCGGTAGCAATAACATCAGCACCGCTTCCGGTTTGTGTTACATAGTATCTCCAGAATCCAACTGTACTACTAGTAAATGATGCTTCGCTAATTGCAAACTCTGAATATCTTTCTTTAAAATCACTCACATCTGTTAGGTTTAAAGTCACTTCCTCCTTTGTTACTTCATGTTGAAATAAAAAGGTGTAGGTATTGCTGCTTGTTTCTTTCTTATCAAATAGGGCTATGTAGATTACACTATTAGCACCCTTCTCAATTATCACCATAACTATAAATATTAAAACCCTTAAGTATGTACACAAAAAAAACAGCCCCAAAATTAGGGCTGCTTTTCACATCTAAACAACAAACCAAATATTAGTCCAAAGGAACAGATCCTGTAAATAGTGGAGCAAGTTCTTTTTCGTTACCTGTAAAGGTCAAGGTGTAGCCATTTCGATCACCGAAAGCAGTACCTGATCCTGAACCGCCACCAGTCAAGTCAAGTCCGTTAACCTCTCCAAGTGCCCACATCTTATCATTGTTGTCTTTTACCAAAGCAACAAGTCTGTTCTTAGCAAGTAGAAGGATCTCGTTACGAGTATTTACTTGCAATTTGTTAAGGATGATCTCCAAAGTTTGTGCGTAGAATACAGTACCATTCTGAACATTGGTATTTACTGCTTCAGCGAAGTTAGAACTTTCTTTAACTAGTTCGTACTTCCAGAAGTATTTACCGGAATCCATAGTAACCCCTGTGTAGGTTCCCGCTGATCCTGTCCAAGATGCAATGTCTTCTACGGCTGCGAAGTATACTTCCTTAAGACCACCAAGAGAATCTTTGCAGTCAAGAGTATAGTTTTGAGTTAATGCGCAAGCCATATTTATTTTTATTTAAGATTGTGAAAGGGTAGGGGTGAATCCCCTACCCGAATTTATTTAAGGTGCAACATACTTCTTCCAGAATACTACTTCATCCGGGAAGGCAATCTGTACACCTAGTTTGAACTCAACTACAAATCTCATCTCATCTGCCTCTTTTGCATAGAACAGTTCGAAACGATCTTGCTCGTTCAAAAGGTCAGTACCTAGATACATATTAGCCATAGAAAGACCTACCAAGTAGTCAGTTCCATTCAATCCGTTTACACCAAGCAATTTAATGTTAGTGCCAGGTACTACCAACTCCATGTTAGCAGCATCTACCGGATAGTGATAAAGGTTAGCATCTCTCAAAGCCAAAACATACTCTCTAAAAGTATCGTTTCCGCAGAAGATAACAACATCATCTTTATCCAACAAAGCAGCAGGAAGAGAAGCAAATACCATGTCTACAGCAGCGATAACATTTGAAGTAGTCAAAGTAGTCTGGTTAGCAGTATTACCATTGATTGGATCACCTGCTCCACCGAAACCAAGTGCATTGATAATAGTAGCAAATCCCTGGAACTTGTTCAACTGACCATCAGAAGAAGCAGTGTTTCCCTGCCAAATAGCAGTCTCAAGAGCAGCACCAATTCTTGCTACTTTTTGAGCAGAGTATTCAGTAGCGTAAGCCATGTAATCATAAGTAGATCCTTCTCTCAAAGCCTTCTGAGTATACTTTGCTTCGAAAGCCTTTGGACAGATTGATTCTTGAATCTTAATCTTACCTACGGTAATAGTACGCTGAGTGATAGTAGTAGTTCCAGAGGAGTTAAACCCACAAGTTCCACCTGCTTGGAATACCGCATCGGTAGTCATAATGTTAATAGTCTCAGCGGATTTGATACCCACCTGGACATTACCTAGTGCTTCAATCAAAGAAGCAGTTTTTGCAGAGAAGATAGCCGCAGATGTTAACTGCAATTCGTTCTCCTTTACATAGTTAGTTAATGCTGATAAATCTAGTGCCATTTTATTTTTGTTTTAATTTTTGAAATGCATTTTGAAGGCTGTTATACCTGTCGTTCTTTTCTACTTTCAATTGCTTTGCAAATTGGTTAGGAGAAGTAATAGCCTTATCGCTTGGTTCTTTTGCTAATGACTCAAGAACTACTGCAGACATTTTAACTGCTTCCTTCATATCGTCATTTTTCTTAGCCATTTCTTCAACTTTCTTTGCAAGTTCTTCTACCTTTTTTTCAAGGTCACCCATAGCCTGTTCTACTTTGGCCATTGCTTCATCCTTCTTTGGTTCTTCAGCAGGAACTTCTTCAGCAGCAGCCTCAATTTCTACTTCAACTTTTGGCTCTTCTTCTGCTTTCTTTACTTCTGCAATCTTTCCCTCTTCAAGGACTACCACGATCTCACCTGATTCAAGTTGATGCTCTCCAACCGGTGCCGGGATCTGAGATCCATCTTCACCAATTACAAAAATATCACCTGCCTCAAGGTCATAGGCAACTACTGTGCCGTCTACTAGTTTACCTTCAACAAGTGCGAAGGCTGCCTGCTTTTCTGCCTCTGAGAAAAGGAGTTTCTTAATCTCTACTAGTGCTTCTTTTGCGTTCATAATTGTAAATATTAAATTGATTTTTAGTGTTCAATTTGTGCTAGGATTTTGAAGATCTGTGACATGATCTCTTCTTCCTGGGTGATTACTTTATTTGTCTTTTCATAACGGAATAAACCCTCAACAGAAAACCCTTTAAAAGTACCGGCCTTAACTTCATTCCAGATCTTTTCATTATCTACTTTAAATGATCCAAACCAAGAGCCGTTTGAAATATCTTCAAAGCCCTTTGGAGGCATGATGCCTTTCTCCCGGTCAATGATATAACTTTCAAACATAAATACTCCATCTACCGGAGTAGAATGTTCCACATTGACTTTGGATTGGTAACCTTTTTTAAAGAATCTTTGTACTATTTTTTTTATCTCAGAAGCAGAAAAAGAAACATAATATTCTTCTTCTCCATCCCTTCTATAGATCGGTAGATCTGCCACCATTAAAGGACCGGTAACAATTCTTTGATCTTGATTTTCGATACTAAACTTATTAAATCCTACAGCCCGAAAGTCTTCCTGATTCATCTTTGATTCAGCCCATCGAAGCATCGGTTCACCACCCCATAAAAGGTAGGATATAGTTCCGCATGCCTTTGTATCTTCTGGGTTATAGTACTCGGCTGCCCTACTTAGGTAGGAATAAGTCCTACGGATGGTCTCTCTAGACAGATTTTCTCCTGCCATTATTTGAGTCGCTCTGACCTTTCCTACCTGAGTAGCACATCTATTACCTATTTCTTCATTTAACCGAATACCACGCTCGGCATTATCCCTGGCTGATTTCGGATAATCGTTATATGAATCTTCTTGAAATCTACCCTCCCAAAGGTTAGAACAGATAGCCACTGCTTGCTCTGATTCTTTGCCTTCATTAATCACATACTCTATACATCTAGGAAGGAACTCTTCTTTGCTTTCACCCTGGGTAGGTTCTACAAATTGCTGAGAAAAGGCTAGAAAGTTTTTTTGAATAGCCGGGTATTCTACCAGGGCAATGAAGTCAACTTCTTCATCACCTTCGATAGTATCCCCAATCATCATCTCATAAAGTGGTAGTTTCTTTTCCATAACCTTAACTATTAAAAACCTGCTCTTCGTTCAATATCCGCAACCCTCTTCTGTGTACCGGTTACTTCACTTTCCACCACATAAGCCCTTAAAGGCTGTTGCTGTTGCATTGCTGTCCCTAGTGCTGTGATCGGGCTGCTTCCAATTGTAGGTACTTGCGGAACGGTACCAGGTGCTGAAGCCGAAATAGAAGGAGCAGATCCGGCACCTCCTCCAGGTACTTTGGTTTTTACAATCTCACGTACATTTTTGATACCACCTGCTACCGCAATAGCAGCAGCAATAGCAGCACGGATAGGGGATGAAGGATCACCTGGAATCAACTGAGAAGTATAGGCTTTTTGAGCACCTAGATAGGTGTCAATCGTTGTAGCAGCGATAGCCGTAGCCTTACCCGCTGCAGTGTTTTTACCTACCAAATCACTAACTGTACCCAGAAGCCCGGCAGCCATTGCCGCATTAGCCATCTTAGCCTCATTCTCTTTTTTATCAATTTCTATCCTGGCATCTGAATAACCTTTTAAGGCTTCATTATATTGCTCTTCATTAATTAACCCCTTTTGAAACTGCTCATTTGTTAAGGCTTCTTTCTGGTCAATTAGATCCTTCTGAATTTGGAAACTAGCATTTGCTTCCTGCATCTCCATGTCCAATTTTGCCAAAGCCTTTTCGGCATTCACCTGGTCTACGGTTAACTGAAGTGCTGCCAGGGCTTGCTGTTCCTGTTGAGCAAGTTCTAATTGAAGTGCTATCTTTTGCTCACCGGTTAACTTTTCGTTATTAAGTACCTCTGCCCTTTGCTTTTCAAATTCAACTAGGATCTGCTGCCGGGCTTTTTCGTTTTCATCCTTAATCCCTTCTAGTCTAATTTGGGTACGGATCTCATTTAATTGGTTTTGAAATTCTGCTTCCTTTTCTGCTTCCTCTTTTTGGTACTTATCCCGGACATCCTTGAGTTCTTTTTGCTTTGCTGCTTCCAGGCTACCGTCATCTTTAATCCCGGCTTCATCTAGTTTCTTTTGCTTTTCAGAATATGCTTTTTCAATGGCTGCTTCCTGCTGCTTTTGTTCGTCAAGCATTTTGGTTTTAGCCTCATCTAAAATAGCCTGGGCTTCTAGTTCTTTTTGTAATTGCTTTTCCCTTTCTTCGCTTGCCTTTTCACCGGCTGCTTTATCCGCTTCCTGTTGGGATAGGGTAAAGCCTGCTCTCTGCTCCTTTAATTTATTTAGACTTGCCTGCGCTTCTTTAACTGTAGCATCTCCCGCTTCTCCAACCGCTTCCGGATCAAATACGAAAGAAGCCAAATAATCAAAGGTTTCTTCCCTTAAATTTGTAGCCTCTTCTAGTACCCCTAACTGAACCAAGCCTTGACTAATTAAATCAATGCTACCAAGTATTGCAGTTAAAGGAAAAGACATAAAATTCAAAAGCCCTGAAAGAATATCTTTATTTCTTTGAGATGCTTCTACCTGGGCTTTCTTGGTAGCCTCCGCGTTTTGTAGGTTAATCTCTGCGGACTTAATAGCCTCATCCGTTTGGGCTATTTTCATTTGAAGGATTTCAGCCTCTGATTTGCCTTGGAGTTTTAGTTGGTTAGTCTGCCCGTCAATTGCTTCAAGTTTTTCTTGATTGGCTGCTAGGTCTTTTTGGGTAGCCTCATTGAGTTTTTTTTGCTCGCTGGATACTCCACCCACCAATGCCATAATATCCTCCCAGTAAGCCACTAATAGCCCAACAGCCACTACCAAAGCACCGATACCGGTGGAGATCAAAGCCTTCTTAAATCCGTTTGCTCCTGCGGTTAATCCTTTAAAAGAGATCTTTAATTGCTCACCTACTTTGCCTATGTCCTTAAGTTGGGATAGTCCCTGGGAAAGAGCCATTGCGGACTGTACTTTCAAGAGTGCTTTCTCGACATCTTCAGATTCGCTACCGAATAAAGCCATAGCCCCCTGAACTGCAGCGATCCCTCCTGCTGCTGTGGATGCTGCCGTAGTTAAAGCCTGAAATCTCTTGCCTGGATCAAAGACCTGTGCCGCCTCATTTGCTGATTCAATCTCATCACGGATGCCGGCTACCTTCTGTGCAGCATTTACCGCTTCATCTGAAAATTCACCGTACTTCTGCCTTGCTACCTGTAGTTCCTGAGTCGCTTCCCTTAATTGTTTCTTTAAGGGTTTGACATCAGCATCTAAAATGATCTTATTTTCTTCAGCCATTTATTTGAGATTTGAGGGCTTCTACTTGTTCGGTTAGTGATTTGATTTGCTCCTGCTGTTCTTGGATAGCAGCCACCAAAAGAGGCACTAGTTTGGAATGGTCAATGCCTTGGTATACGGGTACTTCCTTTTCTTCGATTACAGACTCTGTAATGACATTGCCTTCTTCATCTAGTTCCGCAGGGGATACCTCTACTTGCTCAATTCTGAATCCATCCTTTTCACCTGAAATTGCCTGAGGGAATACCTCCTGAACTTCATGTGCAATAAAGCCTACTACTTCTTTTTCAGGTTCTGCAATGAAGTTAAAGGTGCAAGGCTTTAAACTTGTAATTTTTGAAAGTGCATCTTGTACAGGTGCTACATTTTCCTTCAATCTGTAATCTGACCTAGTATTGAAAGCAGATGCACCTAAAGCAGTGTAACTATTTGCAGTATTTAAAAATGCAAATTCTGTACTATCCCACTGAATTCTGTTTTGCCCTGAGATAGAACCTATTGAGAAAGTTGTAGCATTGTTGCTCATTTGCAAAGCCCCCCCCGAAGTTATTCGCATTCGTTCTCCA